AAGTCCGGCGCCTCGCGGCCGCTCGCATGGGGGTCCGATCCCAAGACCCCCCACCCCTTCCGCAGACCCCCCGGCCCCGAAAATCCGCGCGCGCGAAGTGTGTTGTCGTCCCCCCCGCGCGCCATCGCCCCGATTTTTTGTCATACATCGGAAATTGCTGGATTTTTTTGTCATACACGGCTGTTGGGCTGTCATACACGGGTGCTGATTTGGGGGTTCTGGGGCGGTTTGTATGACACTGTGCATCGGGGAATGGGGTCTGGGTGTCATACAGCGTGGTCTGAGGCTGGGTTTGTATGACAGGTGCCGAATGCCGATGCTGAGCTTCAGGGCGGACGATGAGGTGGTTGGGAAGATCGACGTGTTGCGGGGTGACTTGAGTCGGTCGGAGTGGGTGAGGCGGGCTGTTGAGGCGCAATTGGGCGTCATACACGGGGTTGAAGAAGTCACGGATCAGCCGCCGGTCAGGAAGGCGGAGCCGAAGCCTTCGATGGCGCCTGCGCGGGCGCGGAAGCCGGTGCCTGTGGATGGGCTTCATCCTGACGACAAGGCGATCATGGGGTATCTCCAGGCGCGGCGCGGGTCGACGGAGCGTCTGATCGGGCAGGAGTTCGGGTGGCCGGGTCTTCGGGTGACGAAGGCTGTGAACCGGCTGGCGAATGCGAAGATGGTGGTGTTTCCGAGTCCCGGGTACATTCGGATCGCTGAAGACGAGGCGGCGTGATGCGCGTGGTTCCGCTTCACAAGCCGGTCAATGAGGATCTGGTCGAAAACCTTCGGGATGCGCTTGCGTCGGCGGAGCGGGGGGACCTCATTTCCGGGGTGATCTGCGCGGTAAGGGCGGATCGCAGCGTTGAAACGTGGATTTCGCGGACGGAAGAGGCGCTGCTGGAGCTGGCTGCGGTTGACCGGCTGCATCATCGGCTTCATCGTCGGCTTGACGAAACCGTGTTCACGCCCGTGAGGGAGGAGGACTGATGTCCCGGGCCCTGATCGAGGTTGACCGGCTCCGGAGGTCGGTGAAGGCGCTGACGGAGCGGGTCGCGTGGCTTTCACGGCGTCCTGCCTCCGGGGGTGGCGGGTCGGTTGCGTGGGGGGATGTGACGGGCAAGCCCTCGACGTTCCCGCCGTCTGCGCATGGTCATGCGATTTCGGACATCACGGATGCGAGCGCCGCGGGGCAGGCGTTCCTCACCGCTGCGGACGATGCGGCGCAGACGGCGCTCCTGAACACCTTCACCTCGAGCCTGAAGGGCCTTGCGCCTGCATCCGGGGGTGGCACGAGCAACTTCCTCCGGGCGGATGGCACGTGGGTGGCCCCGCCTGCTGGCGGTTCAACGGACCTGACATATACGGCGGTTACGCGGCTTCTGGAGTCGTCCACGGGTACGGATGTGACGCTCCCGCTCGTGGGGGCCGATCCCGGCCTTATGTCGGCGGCTGACAAGACGAAGCTGGACGGCATCGCCTCGGGGGCGAACAACTACGTTCACCCGAACCACACCGGGGACGTGACCAGTACGGGCGACGGCGCGACGGTCATTGCCAACGACGCCGTGACCTTCGCCAAGATGCAGGACATTCCGACCGACAGCCTCATCGGGCGGGACACGACGCTGACGGGCAACCCGGAGACGATCACGGTCACGGGCGGCATCGAGTTCTCCGGGGCGGGGTCGATCCGCACGAGCGCCTTCACGGGGGACGTGACGAAGGCGGCGGGCGACACGGTGACGACCATCGCCATCAACGTGGTCAACAACAACAAGCTCGCCGACATGGCGGCGAACACGCTCAAGGGCAACGCCACGGCGGGGATTGCCGATCCGGCAGACCTCCCCGTCAACACAAACTCATTCGTGGGTCGCCTGACAGGCAATATCGAGAACCTGGGCGGCACGGAAGCGACCACGCTTCTGGACGTATTCACCTCGTCGCTCAAGGGGCTTGCCCCGGCGTCGGGTGGCGGGACGACCAACTTTCTTCGGGCTGACGGGACTTGGGCGGCACCCGGAGGCGGTTCCGATCCTTGGTCCTACGTCGCCCTCGCGGCCAACAGCGTCGTCTCGACTACGGCGCTCGCCGATGTGACGGGCATGTCCTTCACCGCGCTCGCGAATACGGCCTACGAGGTCGAGATATTCGGGGCGTTCCAGACGGCCGCGACGACAACGGGCATCGGGGTCGCGTTCGACGTTCCAACGGGGGCAGCGGTCAGCGGCTTGACGCTCTTCCCGAGCAGCAACACCGCCGTCCTTGCTTCGCAGCAGCGCGCGGACAACGCCGACATCGCCCCGACCACGGGTGTAGGCACCGCAAACACCAACTTCCCGTTCTGGGGCAAGTACCTGATCATCGTGGCGGGCACGGGCGGCACGGTTCAGCTTCGGCAGCGGTCCGAAATCGCGGGGTCAAACACGACCCTCGTCGCGGGCTCCCGCATGAAATGGCGGGCGATCTGATGCCTCTTCCCATGACCCCGCGGGGGAACCTCGTCTACGACCCCGACGGAGAGGTGCTGAGGGAGTTCTTCTGGGACCGATCAAGGGTGTCGATCATCCAGGGACCGATCGGCTGTCTGAGCGCCGACACCGAAGTGATGACGGGCTCTGGGTGGATCCCGATCTCCGAGTGGTCCGGGCAGGCGATTGCCGTCTGGGACGGCACGGACGTGTATCTCGATGCGCCTCTCGCCTACCAGAACCTGCCCTGCGACGAGATGTGGCTGTTCCGCAGCAAGCACTCGCTGTCGATGGCCCTGTCTGACGAGCACCGGATGCCGCTCTATGGCCGAAACGGCAAGCTGCGTATCAGGCAGGCTTCCGATGTGGCGGCCGCGATGGGGCGGAATCGCGTCCCGACGACGTTCTGGCGCCTTGGCGGCGAGGTGAGCGAGGCCCGCCTGCGGCTCCATGTGGCAATCTGCGCGGACGGATGCCTTCCGAAGCGCGGCAATCAGGTCGTGATCGCGCTCCGCAAGGAGCGAAAGAAGGAAAGGCTGCGCCAGCTTCTCAGAGAGGCCGGAATCGCATGGGAGGAGTTCCAGCACAGCACGCGCGAAACCGAACTGACCTTCGCATTCCAGCGTCAGGACTGGATGACCAAGCGGCTCGCCCACTGGAGCTTGTCCAGCTACGGCCTGAACATCGTCCTGTCCGAACTGAAGCATTGGGACGGGCTGTTCGAGGGCGACTACGAGCGGTTCGACACGACGGACAAGGAGGCTGCCGACTTCGTGCAGTACGCCGCCCACGCTTGCGGAGGGCGGGCCACGATCGGCGTGAAGACTGACCCTCGCAACCCGGACTGGAGCCCCCTCTACAGCGTCCACATCGCCCCTGCGGGCTCCGTGAAGGCCGATGCGTGGCTTCGCAGCGACCACTGCACGGTCGAACGGATCAAGGTCGACCGGAAGTACTGTTTCACAACCTCGACAGGCTTCTTCCTGGCCCGCCACGATGGCTGCATCTTCCTGACCGGCAACTCCGGAACCTCCTCCGCGTGCTGCCACAAGATGTTCCGCATCTCGCAGGAGCAGGCGCCCGACCGGGACGGCGTGCGCCGGACGCACTGGCTCGTCGCGCGGGAATCCTACCCCCAGCTCGAGAAGACCACGGTCAAGACGTGGCTCGAATGGTTTCCCGAGGCGGACTACGGCGAGTTCCGCTGGTCGAAGCCCATGACCCACACCGTCCTGAAGCCGCATCCCGACGGAAAGACGAAGGTCGAGATGATGCTGACCTTCATGGCCCTTTCCGATCCGGAACAGGCGATTTCCGACCTCGCGTCGCTCGAAATCACCGGCGCCTTCCTCAACGAGATGCAGTTCCAGGAAAAAGCTGTCCTCGACGAGGTGCTTTCGCGGTGCTCCCGCTACCCGTCCATGAAGAACGGCCCCGGCGCGACGTGGTACGGCGTCATCGGCGACCTCAACGCCCCGAAGGAAGGCCACTGGATCCCCTACATGCGCGGCGACGTGCCCGTTCCCGAGGATTGGGACGACGAGATGCGGATGGAGTACGAGAAACCGGACGACTGGCGCTTCTTCCTCCAGCCGGCGGGCCTGATCGAGGCCGTGATCGACGGAAAGATCGTCTACCAGCCCAACCCGAAGGCCGAAAATCAGAAGTGGCTGGCCGAACCGTACATCCAGAAGGTCAAGGGCAAGCCCCGGGAGTGGATTAACGAGCGGATCATGAACCGCGTCGGCCTCTACCGGGCCGGAAAGCCCGTCTACCCGACGTTTTTGGAGGGCGAACACGTCCTTGAGGTCGATCGGGAACCGATTCCGGGCTTCACGCTCATCTGCGGGCTCGATTTCGGGCGCGATCCGGCCGCCGTCTTCGCTCAATGCGTCAACGGGCAGTGGCACGTCCTCTCCGAGGTCATCGGGAGCAACGAATCCGCCGAGCTCTTCGCCCCGAAGGTGAAGCGCCACGCCTCCGTGCAGTTTCCGGGGTTCGAGATCGAGTTCTACGGCGATCCCCGGGGCGCCGATGGAGGCCAGAACGTCGAGGTGACGGCCTACGACATCTTCGGCCGGCACGGGATGAGGGTCTACCCCGCCACCACGGACAACAACCCCGAGATGCGGCGATCGGCGATGGAAGCGGTGCTGGCGCGGAGAAACGGCCTGAAGGTCAATCCCTCGGTCTCCATGGTCAAGACGGGCCTGAACGGCGGCTACCACTACCCCAAGATCAAGGGCACCGGCATGTTCCGCGAAAAGCCGGCCAAGGACCGCTACTCCCACCCCGTCGAAGCCCTCGAGAACGCCATCCTCGGCGGCGGAGAGGGCCGGGCCGTCGTGCAGGGCCCCTCTGCCCTCAAGGCCCGTCCGTCCAAGGTCTACAAGCATCGCCTGAGCCTCCGCCGTGCAGCCCGTTGAGGTCTACTTCGCCTTCCATCCGCCCCACCGGAGGACGATCTGGGGGCGCCTCGGGCACGTTCAGGCGTTCGGATACACCGTCGACGAGACGTGGTTCTTCCTCCAGCCCACGGCGGAGAGGACCATGCTCTTCATCACGCATCGGCACGACGAGGTGGAAGACCTCATGGCGCAGGAGTTCACCGTCTCGCGGAAGATCATCAAGACCTCCACGATCCGCGAGAACCGCTTCCCGCCCCTCCTGATGCTCAACTGCGTGTCCGAATGCGCCGCCCTCGTCGGCATCCGTGCATTCACCATCGGCGGGCTCGAACGGAAATTGCTCGCGAACGGAGGGACAGTGATCCATGAGAGTGCGCGAGGACAAGGAGCAGAAAGAGGAGATGAAGCGCGAGCGTGAGCGGGCGATGATGGAGCGCCGCAGGGCCTCTGAAGGTCTCGCCTCGAGCCTCACCAGCGATCTCCGCGGCGTCTACGGGCTCTCCCTCCTGCGATGAGCCAGTACAAGCCGTCCTCCGATTTCCAGAACCGCTACTCGCTCGCGAAGAGGTGGCGCGACGCCGAGCGTCCGTACCTCGAGGAGATCTACTCCTACATCTGCCCCGGCAGGGAGTATGACTTCTCGCGGTCGTACCATTCGACGACGCAGCACGACGCCGAGACCTACATCGACCTCCCCGAAGAGCTTGCTCTGGATTTCGCATCCGACCTCGTGACCTACTTCACGCCCGCGGAAGCGAAGTGGGCCGAATACCTCGTGACGGCCGAGATCCCCCAGGATGCCGCGCAGGCCGTGACAGCACTTGTCACCCAGCGGGAAGACCAGCTCTTCAACCTGATCCAGACTTCGAACTACAACGACATCGCGCCGCAGATGATGTTCGAGGCGAACCACGGCACCCCCGCCATGTGGGTCCAGCAGGGCCATCTCTCCCAGCCGATCCATTGCGAGGTGGTGCCTCCGACCGAACTCCTCGTGGTCCCTGGCTACATGGGCATCCTCGATCGGTTCCGTGAGCAGATGGTCCCCGCCCGCGATCTCAAGGCCATGTTCGCGAACTGGTCCGAGGTCGATCTGCAATCGAACCCGAAGCTTCGGGCGAAGATCGAGAAGGGCACCCAGAACGTGAAGGTGTGCTGGGGCTTCTGGCTGTCGTGGGAAGACCCCGGCAACCCGATCTGGAAGTTTGAGATCACGATCGACGGCGACTGCGTGACGAATGGATCCCACGACCTCGGGCCCTTTGCCGGCGCCTGCCCGCTCCTCGTGGGCCGGTTCAATCCCTTGCCGGGGAAGCCGTGGGGGCGCGGCCCCGCCCGCAAGGTGCTTCCGACCATGCGGGTCTACAACAAGGTCGATGAGGTGGTCCTGTCCGCCATGGATCAGGCGCTCCACAACACGCTGATCTACCCCGACGACGGGTTCCTCGACTTCTCCGATGGGGTGGAGGTCGGCCGCGCCTATCCCGCCTCCCGAGGGTTCACGCGCGATCAAATCTACGAACTCCAGAAGGGCACCAACCTCGACTACGGCTGGCTGTCCGAAGAGCGGCTGGAAGAGCGCCTTCGCGCCGCCTTCTACCAGGACGGCCCCCGGCAAAGGGGGGACACGCCGCCCACCGCGTCTCAGTGGCTCGACGAGCGCCGCCGGGTGCAGCAGCGGCTCGGCAAGCCATCCGCCCCGCTGTGGAAGGAGCTCTTCATCCCGTTCATCCAGCGGATCGAAACGCTGGGCGTCGAGTCCGGG